TATATAATATATAGTCCCATAAAAAATATCTGTTATATAATAGCCCCCCTTATATAGAGATATCTATAGATAATAATAGGACATAATAGGACAATAATCCGAACGAAGTTCGGAATGGGTACTTTGAACAGGTTTTCTTAAGTATATAGATACTTTACGGAGTTCCTCCTTTAATCCGGAACTCCTTATATAATATATAATAATTTATATAATTATAGTGGGTGATTACTGCCTATAGGGTAGTTAGACCCAACCGTTAGATTGGCTGCTAAGAGCCACCAGTAGGGACGTAGGTAATGGCTACTAAGAACCTATCTAAAGAGGATTCCCAGAAGATGGTCCTTACCCTGCTTGAGCAGGGACAGACCATTAAGATGGCTATGGAGGCGGTAAACCGCTCAGAGTCAGCCTACCGGCAGTGGACCTTTACAGACCCAACCTTTAAGGAAGAAGCCGAGAAAGCCCGCCTTGTAGGCGAGGGAGTCAAGGTTGACCTAGCAGACCTGAAGAACATATCCTTTGAAGACTTCTCAGCCCAGTTCCTAGACAGCCAACTCTTTGACCATCACAAGTCATGGGTAGACCTAATTGAAGGGGTAGAGCCTAGATGGGTACATCCATCTATGACCTACGAGCCTGCGGCTAAGAACCGGGTACTTATTAACGTACCTCCTGAACATGCCAAATCGACCGTACTGACTATTAACTATGTTACCTATCGTCTGGCTATTGACCCTAACGTCAGAATCATTATTGTTTCCAAAACCCAGGGTATGGCCCGAAAGTTCCTTTCAGCCATTAAGACCCGCCTTAGTCATCCTAACTGGACTAAGTTACAAGTAGCCTTTGGTCCTCAAGGTGGCTACAAAGCAGACTCTCCAACCTGGTCAGCAGACATGCTCTATCTAGGTGCTGGACGAGACTCTGGTGAGAAGGACCCCTCTGTACAGGCTTTAGGATTCGGGTCTCAGATTTATGGCGCACGTGCCGACCTGATTATCCTAGACGATGTGGTGATGAACGCGAATGCCCATGAATGGGAGAAGCAAATTGAATGGCTTCAAAAAGAAGTCATCACCCGTCTGGGACGGCATGGAAAACTACTTATAGTAGGAACCCGTGTCGCTCCCATCGATTTATACAAAATGATACAAGATGGCGAACAATGGACTGGCGGTAAATCCCCCTTTACATATATGGCAATGCCAGCCGTTTTAGAGTTTGATGAAAAGCCAGAGAACTGGAAAACACTTTGGCCCTGGACTGATAAGCAAGAGGGCGACATAGATGAGGTTAACGAGCAAGGGCTATATCCCAAATGGGACGGACCCTCGTTATTTACTCGACGCTCTGAGGTTGCTCCGTCCGTATGGGCAATGGTTTACCAACAAGAAGATGTCCAATCGGATTCCATCTTCCCCCCTGCAGCAATTGCAGGAAGTGTTAACGGTATGCGAAAGCGCGGTGCGCTTAAGTCAGGCACAGCCGGACACCCCAAGAACACAGAGTCCCTCTACACTATAATTGGCTTTGACCCTGCTGTCACAGGTCGCAGCGCATTTGTAGCGGTATCTTATAATCGCGCAGATGGCAAGATATATGTATTAGATTGCGTCAACATGGTTGACCCTAGTCCTCAAAAAGAAACTGCTCTAATCCATGAATGGGTTGAGAAATACAAACCACAAGAGTTTAGGGTTGAAATCAACGCCCACCAGAAGTACTATGCTATGGATACAGACCTTAGGAACTATCTAGCCCAGTGGGGTTGCCAGTTGAACTCCCACTTCACGGGTAAGAACAAATGGGATGTTGGCTTTGGTGTAGCATCTATGGCTGCTTTATTTGGTAGCATGCGTGATACGCGCTTCCAAGATAACAATATTATTGAATTACCATCTAATGAAGGCTCTGAAGGACTTAAGTCTTTAGTGCAACAACTTATTACATGGAAGCCTGATACTAAAAACCCAACTGACTGTGTAATGGCATTGTGGTTTGCAGTAATACGTTGTAGAGAACTTATGCAATCAACAAGTAAAGTAGGACGTTACCAAACAAATAGATGGGCTACAAGAGCACAAGTTGCTGGTCGTAGTGGTATTAATTTAGACGAGGCCTTTGCAGACCAATGGCAAGAAAACTATGGTTAGGATATAAATGGCATTATCAATGCAGCAGGTAGCAGCACGGGTTGAAGCCCTTCGCTACCGCAATAGCGAGCGTGATGGTCGCAACCTCGATGTTCTTGCCGTACGTAAAGGAAAAATTTCTGAGGTATACCCTGATTTCTTTCCAGATGGGGTAGATGCAAATGTCGTTGCGAACTTTATTGATGTTGTTGCCCGCGACTTATCCGAAGTTATGGCACCTCTCCCAGCCGTCAACTGCTCGGCAGCAAATCAGATTAGCGACCGTGCTAGGTCTTTCGCGGATAAAAGAACTCGTATTGCTTCTAATTACTTTCAAAATTCTGACCTCTCTGTTCAAATGTACTCGGGAGCGGACTGGTATATAACCTACGGTTTTCTTCCTTTTATCATTGAATTAGATGAAGAGAGTAGACTTCCCCGTATTCGCTTAGAAAATCCAATTGGTGCTTACCCTGAATTCGATAGATATGGTCGTTGTACTGCATTTGCAAAGCGTTACCTACTTACTCTTGGAGAACTTGTTACTCAGTTCCCAGAGTTTGAAAGACAACTACTTGGCATTGAAGGATTTAAACAAGATTTAAATTCACAACTTGAAATGATTCGTTATTATGATAAAGAACAGTCTTTAATCTACATTCCGTCAAGAGAGAACCTAGTTCTTTCCCACGCTAATAACCCAATTGGCAAGATGATGGTTATTGTAGCACGTAAACCTTCTGTAGATGGTGAACTGCGTGGACAGTTTGATGATGTTCTAGGTATTCAATTACTTCGTAACCGTTTTGCTTTACTTGCAATGGAAGCAGCAGAGAAATCTGTACAGGCTCCTATTGTATTACCACAAGATGTACAAGAATTGCAACTTGGTGGAGATGCAGTCATCCGTACATCCAACCCTGCAGGCGTACGTCGCGTAGAATTAACCCTACCACAGGGCGCGTTCACAGAACAGACATTGCTTAACCAAGAATTACGAGTTGGTTCACGTTATCCTGAGTCTCGTACTGGTAATATCAGTGCATCTGTTGTAACTGGTCAAGGTGTGCAAGCACTTATGGGTGCTTTTGATACACAAGTCAAGTCAGCACAAGCAATCTTTGCTGCAGCACTACGCGATGTAATTAAAATGTGTTTTGAAGTTGATGAAGTACTTTATCCAGAAGAAAAAACAATTCGTGGTGTAGATTCTGGTTCACCATATGAGGTTGTTTACAAACCAACTAAAGATATTAAGGGCGATTACTCAGCAGATGTACGTTATGGTATGCTCGCTGGTCTCAATCCTGCACAAGGTCTTATCTTTATGCTACAGGCTCTTGGTGGAAAATTGATTTCCAAAGATATGGCTATGAGAGAATTGCCATTTACTGTTAATGTAACCCAAGAACTTGAAAAAATTGAAATTGAAGATATGCGTTCTGCACTACTAGGTTCACTTACTGCTTATACACAGGCAATACCACAGATGGCTACACAGGGACAAGACGCTTCTGAAGTTGTTCGTAAAATTGCTGCGGTTATCAAGGCTCGTCAAAAAGGTCAAGCACTAGAAGACGCTATTGAAGCCACATTTGCTCCGCAGCAGCAAGTCCCTCCTGCTGGTGCGCCTACTCAAACGGTTGAGCAAACGTCCCCTGCTCCCTCAGGTCCTCCAGCAGGAGGCTCTCCTTCACCACAAGGTGCGGGGATGGCACCACCGGCTGCACCGCCACAAGATATACAAAGTATTCTATCAAGTTTAAGTTCTTCAGGGGCGGCGAGCGCATCGGCTAGAACCGTACAACGACAGTAGCAAAAAGAGGGGACAATGACTACACTTGCTGCAGTTCAAGGCGATGGTTGGGCAATTATAGGTTGTGATTCACGTTCAAGTGATGATAGTGGTAGACCAATTGATATGGCTACTAATAAAATCATAGAAA